CTTCGCCCGCGCCGTCCAGCGGCACGATCTCGTCGTCGAAGTAGATGTCGCCGATCTCCTCGCACTCATGACCGGCGAGCGTGATGATGAGGTGCAGCTTGGAATTGCTGTCGGTGGTGTGCAGGAAGGTGATCGCGCCGCCGGTCCGCACCTGACCATAGACCACGCGCCACGGCGTGATCGGCTCGCGCACGGTCTGCGTGCGTTGAGCGCCGGCGAAGGGGTCGGAGAGCTTTGGCTGCTTGGGGCGGAAGATCGATCCGGCGATGGCCGATAGCGTGATCGAAGCAACGAGGCCAACCGCTGCCGTCACCAGCGCTGCGCCGACAGAAGCGCCGCCGACCAGAGCGACGATAGGGGCTATGATAAAGCCCATCAGACGCCCCAGGCAGCGACGATACAGCGCGACGGCATCATCAGTAGCCCCGACTGCGAAAGGCACGCCACGCGCGCGCCCGCCACGATCCCGGTGGCCTCGGTCTCGCCGTAGTCGGTGGTGACCAGCACGACGTCGCCGCGCTTTGCCATCAGCGTGTTGTTCATGGCCGGACCTAGCGCCTTGCTCCACACCGCACGCAGCCCGCCGCCGGACAGCGCCAGCATCGTGGCGCGCGCGCCCTCCTCGTCGGTGTACTGGCCGCGATAGAGCGCCACCGGGTCGGTGTCGGTCATCGCCAGCACGCAGTCGCCAGCGAAGAGGCCGCAATCATGCACGCCCCACTCGAACGGCTTGTCGCGCGCATCCTCGAGCGCGGCGGCGAGCCTCGACGGCCAATCTTCGCGGCGTGCTATCATCAGCGGCCCCATGTGATTTGCGCGTCCTGCAATGCCGCAACATACGCGAAACCGAGGTCGCCGGGGTAATCGATTGCCTGGTCCTCGGGCGTGTAGCGGCGTTCGCGGGCGCGCTCCAGGTCGATCAGTTCGCTCTCGTAGCTGATGGCGATTGTGGCGGTGTCTTCGCCATCCTCGATGGCTGGGACATCGAGGCGGCCCTCGAACTGTAGCACCGGGTCCGCCACGACCGAGCCGCCGGAGAAGAAGGCCAGATAGACGCGGCCCGTCTTGCCGGATCGCGCGTCACCAAGCGCAGCGGCGAGCAGATCAGATGGAACGCCTGAGAGCGTCACCGTCAGGCCCGAGGCGCGGATCTCGTTCGTCTCATCGATGGCCGAGATGCCGAGCAGCGTGCCGACACCGTTCCATGTCTTGCTGTCCCACGACAGGTTTCCGATGCCGGACCACAGCCGGACCCAGCCGCTCGCGAACTCGCCCTCGAACAAAATGCCGACCTCGACAGACGCGGCCTGTAGCTGCGTAATGACGCTGGCGGTGAGGTCGCGCGCCATCAGATCGCCTCGACCGCGCCGAAGGCGAGCGTGTAGCGCAGCCCCGATCCCTGTAGCGCCCAGCCCTGCGTGTTACTCGCGAGCCGAAACAACCCCTTCGCGGCGCTCGTCGTCACGACGGCGTTATCCGCCGGGCTCTCGCGCAGACGCGGCCAGATATCGAGCGTGATCTCGCCGCTGCTCTCGGTGGCGTCCACCAGCACCTTGTAGAGCCGATCACCGATCTGGAGGTAGTCGCCCGCCTTGACCGTCGCGCCCGCCGAGAACCCATCGACCAGCAGCGTCTCGCCGGTCTGGCCCGCGCCCTTGACCAGAGGCGTTCCGGCCCATGTGCCGCGCGGCGTCGCGCCACCGGGATCTGCCAGGCGGAACGTGCCCCAGGCCCCGCGCAGCGAGGCTAGCGCGGCGATCCATTCCTCGGCGGCGGGACGCTCCATCTCGGCGACGGTGATGTCGGCTTCCCAGCGCGCGCCTTGGTGACGGACCAGCTGCTGCTGGAGGGTGAACGGCGAGGTCGAGACGCCGACCACGTTGCCCATTCTGAACTCGACGCGCGCGTAGCCGCCGGATGTCGGGAGGGTGATGGGGTAGGAGATCGTCATGGCTCAGGTTCCCATCGCGGCGGCGAACGATCCGCCGCGCATCCTGGCGTCCGCCACCGCATCGACGGTCTGGCGCTTGATCGCCGGCATAAGCGCAGCGATCTCGGCGCGCACGGTCTGCGCGACGCCGACGCTGATCTGGATTGTCTGGTTCACGACGGTGGAGCCTGTCTGGCCGTTCGGGATGATGCGGCCCGACTGACCGGGCATGAACAGTTCAGGCCCCTGCTCGCCGACCAGATAGGCGCTGCCCGCCTCGACCGGACCGCCGAGAGCGCGAGGCCCGCCGAACGGTATTGAGGCTGAGCCCCCGGGGCCGCGAATGTCGCCGAGGCTGGATCCGCCGAACAGCCCGCCGAAGGCGCTAGAGAGCCCGCCCATGACAAGACCGGCGAGCGGCGTCGTGACCGTCTGGCGCAGGATGATGCGCGCAATGTCCTGCGCGATCCCCGCCAGCACGCCGCGCAGCTTCTCACCGCGCAGGATCGCGTCCTCGAAAGCGGACTGGAACGACAGGCCGAGATCGCGTGCGAGGTTCTCGTTCTCGCGCGACTGCTTCTCGATGCCGGTCAGGTATTCGGTCTGCTTCTCGGTGGCCTTGCGGAACGCCTCGTCCGACATCGCGACCAGTTCGTTGTAGCGTTCTTGGCTGATGATGGCGGCGTCGAGCGCCTGAGCCAGCAGCGCCTGTTGGTCGGCCCAGCGGCGGGTCGCGGCGGTCAGCGGGTCGAGGGTGTTTTCGAGGGACATGACATCGGAGAGGAAGCGCTGGCGCGCGCGCTCGGCCTCTTCCTGCGCGCGAGCGGCGTCGCGGATAGCCTCGGCCTCGCGCTTCTTCTGCTCCTCGAACTCCTCGCCGCGCCGCTTCAGGTTCGCGGCGGTCATGTCTGCTTGTTCTTGCTCGATGACGAGCCGGTCATATTCGCGGATGAGCTTGTCGATCGCGTCGATCTGCGACTGAATGCCCGCGACGTTCGCCGCCGCCTGGGCCTCGACAACGCCTTGAAACTCGCCCGATGCCCTGGCGCCGCCGCCTGTCGGCATCATGCCGGTCAGGCGATTGCGCTCGGCCATCAGGCTTTCAAGTCGCACATTCGCGCGAATGCCCGTCTGCCCCGCGCCGCGTTTCGCGCTTTCCTCGTTCATGCGCTTAATCTCTTCCGTCAAGGACGAGATCTCGTCTGTAGCCGTCTTCGCATTCTCAGCCATCTTGTCGAACATCATGTAGATGCCGCCACCGATGGCGAGCGCGGCACCAGCGATTGCGCCGAACGCCCCGAAGATCCCGAGGAACTGTGAACCCTGCTGAATGAACGCGACCATTGCGGACTGACCGCTTGCGACCTGAACGGCGAAGTCGCCTAGCTGATAGCCGGACTGCTGCGCGACGAAGCCGAACTGTCTGCTCGACGTCGCCGCCGCCGCAGTCGCCGCTCCCATCGCCGCAGTCGCAGTCGCCGCCGACATGTAGCGCTGCTGCGCGAGGCTGATGATCTGCGCGCCGCGCTCCTGCGAGATGCGCCCGCGTTCCATCGCGGAATTGACCCGATCCACGATCTGCTCGTAACGCAGCTGCGAGGCGAAGCCCTTATCGAGCGATCCTTGGAGGCGATCCATGCTCGCCGCGGATGACACGATGGTCCGCGTCATCTCCTCCTGAGAGGACGATGTGCGGCGCGTCTGCTCGGACGTCCTGAGCAGGGCTTGCTCGTATCGCGCTTGAGCGGCGGCGTTCTTCGTCGCCGCATCTTCCTCGGTGATCGCTCCGCGCTGCACAGCCTCGGCGATCAGCTTCTGCGAGCGTGCCAGTTCGCCCTTCGCCTTGGCCGAGCGACGCTCGGCCTCCTCAAATGCCTGAAGCGCCTGTGCCCCGGTCAGGTTCGCGCGTTCGACCTCGGCGGCGCTCGCCGCCATGGATTCGTTCGCTCGGTCGATCTCCTGCGCGCCGCGCGTGTATTCGCTCGCGTCGAGGCCAGCCTTGAGGATCGATTCCTTCGGCGCGTTGATCATTTCTTCCCCTCGATCTCGCCGCGCACGGCGAAGAACTCGCGATCTATCCGCATCAGAAGCGCCACCTCATCCGGCCTCATCTCCGCGCCGGTCAGCCTCGACCACGCATCGAGATCGGCCCAGGACAGCGGCTCCGCGCCATTGAAGCCGACGCGGCGACCTTGGTGGAGATCCAGCCACGCCGACCAGATGTGCTCGCCCCAGGCAGGCAGCGGCGGCCCGTCGAGGCCCACAGGGCGGCGTCCTAGCTGCCGCGCGACACTCTCCAGGTGGTCGCGTTTGCGACCGCCCTTGCGCGGCAGGTCGAGGTCGAAACGGTGACGCGCGAAGGCGATCAGGTCGCCGTCGCGCTCAGCCAGTTTCCCAGGTCGCCTATGTGCTCCTCGACCTGTCGGCGCACCCACGCGAATGTCGGGTCGCTCATCAGTTCGCGCTTCGCCGCCTCGTCGCACTCGACATCGAGCGGGTCGCCGGCCAGCGAGTAGAGCCGCCAGCCGGTGATGAGCGCGACGAGCATCGCGACCTGCTCGGCCTCGATGTCATCGGCGGTGAGTTTCGCGGCGCGGCGGTCGAGGCGCGCGATGGCGGATGCGCGACGCTGCGCGCCCGCCTCGCGGCTGTCGAGCGACAGGCAGTCGATGTACGCCGGATCGCCATCACGCGACAGCAGCGGCGGGCGACCGGCGACCGGGATCGAGAGATAGCAGCGCGTCGGCTTGTCCACCGACGCGCCGAGACCAGCGAAACGTGACATGCTCAGGCCGCCGTGTCGTGGATGCGGATCGTCGTGGTGTCGCGGCCCGCCACGCTGCCGGTGTAGCGGAGCGCCTGGAACGGCAGCGAGATCGTCTGACCGTTCGCGCCGGACAGCGGCATGTCCGCGCCGCCGAGCTTGACGCGCGGCAGGTAGATGCAGATGGCGTCGGCGTTCGCCGCCGAGCCGCTGTCCACGCGCACGATCAGCTGTAGCTCGCTCTCGTTCAGGAAGGCATTGAAGAGGGCGAAGTCCTCGACGAACGCCGACACCGTGCCGGTCACATTCGCGCGGCCCAGGAAGATCTCGGGCGCGATGTTCTGATTGATCACCGCTTGCATCTCGGCTTCGAGATCGAGCGCGATGTCGATGCCGGTCACGATGCCGAGCGGCGACGAGCCGGCGTCCGGCGACAGGATCAGACCGTTGGCCGAAGCGCAGGCCGAGGTCGTCGTCGCGGCGGTCGGAGCGGTGAAGTAGGGCGCGGACCCGGCGGACAGCGACACCGCGTTGCGCCCCATGATCGGGATCTCCACCGTCGAGAGGCCGGTGGCCGGGAGCGACAGCGAATAGCCGGACACGCGACATTCGGTGAACAGGCGCGAGAGGTCGAGATCCTCACGGTACTCCTCGATGCCGAATTTCCTCGAGGTGAAGCTGCTGGCCGGGACGACGGTGGTCTTGCCGGGACGCGACAAGTTGAACGAGGTATCCGCCACCGCGTCGGTGGTCGGAGCGGGCGACACCGTCACCGTGCGGTTGCTCGTGCCACCGAAGGCCCGGATCACGAAGTTCCGATCGTTGTTCGCCGTCGTCGCGAGGTTCGTGAAGCGGATGATGTCGCCGACGCGCAGACCGCTCGTCACCGGGTCGCCCGCAGTGAAGACGAAGGCCGAGGTCGAGCTGTCGCTGGTGACGCTGGTGAACTGCGTGTTGCTCAGCGACAGCGCCGACACCGCCGCGTCGCGGTGCGCGGCGACGAGCAACTCGAAATAGGTGGACGGCGAAAGCTCGCCCGAGATCGCGCCCTCGACGCGCCGCAACCCGTGGCGGAAGTCCGCGATCTGCCGATCGGTCCTGATTTCCTCGGACTGATAGCTGTCCTTCACCAGGTTCAGCGACGACGACACGCGCCGCAGCACCTGGCCGCCGGACGTGCCGGGGTCGGTCGCGGTGTTCGGCTCACTGTTGGCCGTGATCGACCCGCTGCTGTAGGCCTTGTAGACGATGCGTGACTGCACGCCTTCGGAAATGGGCATGTCGGGTCTCCTTTAGCCCTGGAAGCGATATTGGAACGGGATCGACGCGCCGCGACCATACCACGCGCCGTTCGATCTAGCGGTATCCGCGATGCCGATGATCGGCCCCACGAAGGTCAGATTGCCGGCGCGTCGCGCGCGAAGCGCCACGACGGCGGCATTGAGCAGATCGAGGGTGACATCCTCGCCGATGCCGACCTCGGAAAACACGCGCACCGCGACCGCGCCGAACCAGAGCCGCTCATTGGCGAGCGAGCCGCCGCCGAACGCGCGCATCTCTTCGCGCGCGAACTCGACATGAGCATGAAGCCAGTGGCGCACCTCGCCGGGCGTCGGTGTGTCCGGATGCGCGTTCTCGTGCCAGACCACGCGGTAGATGTCGCCGTGCGGCCAATTCGCGTCCCAGACGGCCCTGATCGCGTTGCGGATCGTGCTGCGCAGGCTCATGCCCGGTACTCGTAGGCCCAGGGGATCGCGGTGCCGCGGACCATCCACGCGCCGTCTTCGGTGGCGCTGTCGAACAGCTCGGCCTCGCCGTCGATGAACGAGAGCCCGGCCTCGCGGCGCGACCGGAACACGGCCAGCGCGTCGTCGAGCAGGTCGAGCGCGTCGTCGTCGCCGTAGCCGGTCTCGGCCATGACGCGGATCTCGACCGTGCCGCGCCACTCGCGATCAGCGGCGTGGCGACCGCCAGCGAAGCCGCGGACGTCCTCGACGTCGAAGTCGACCGAGATATGCAGCCATGCGCGGGCTTCTCCGGGCTCTGGGACGCTCTCGTTGTCGTTCTGGTGCCAGAGCACCCGGTATCCGCTTCCGTGCGGCCAGCGCGCATCCCAGGCG